TTGACTATTGATGAGGCATTGAACGGGCTTCCAGGCGTCAAGGCCGCCAACGGAGCTAAAATGTCTACATCAGCCGGAATCAAGTACGGTGGGAAGAAAGGAGACCATGTTGTGAACAGAAAATATCCATACGTCTTATGTGATCATGTCGAAAAAGACGTTTTGGAAAAAATTGAAGTTTACAAACGTGGTAAAACTACCGATACTATATTCAAGTTTTGTCTAAAGGACGAAGCGATCAAGATAAAGAAAGCAGAAGAATTTCGTACTCGAGCTTTTAGTGCTTTGCCAATGGATGCTGTTATTGCGTTTAATATGTATTACACAGCTAGTTGCAGTTTTCTGTATACGAACCCTTTTGGAGTCAATAGTGCAATATCTTTGGATCCTGCAAGTTATGATCAAGACCGCATTCACCACCATTTGATTGATGGTGAAAACTATCTAGATTGTAATGGTATTCTTTTAGACTTCAAAGCATTCGACAAGACACTCCCTCAGAGTTTAATGCGCAATCAATGGAGGAAACATTTCCATATATCTAAGCGCATGGGCTTCAGTGAAGAAGAAATTCGAGTAATGGAAGCCATTGCCGAAGAACAAGTTGCGCCAGTTTGCGCTCTTAATGGAGCATTGGTCAAACTCAACTTTACCCATACTTCTGGGAATGGTGCCACTTCTGCTATTGGTTCTGCTGCTGGTAAAGATGTGGTTCGCGCGGCAATGATCGCTATTGCTGAAGATGAGGGAAAAAGCTTGAATTCTGATGAAGTAATCGAAGCTTGGGTTTCCATTCACATGGGTGATGACCTGGACTCGACTGTTCACAAAGAGTACAAATGGTTCAATTTTGTTAAGTTGCAGAAGAAACTTGCAGAGTGGAATATCACTATCACAATGGCTGACAAAGATTCAGAGCCAACTGAATTTCAAAAAAGGAGTGAACATGACTTTTTGAAGAGGTCAGAATATTTCTGCCCTCTGAGAAATTGTTATGTTGGTAGATTGGACAAATCCTCTCTTCTTAAGAGTTTGCTGTTTATCTTACCTTCTAAGAAGGAAGAGAGAACAGCACAGTTAGGCCAAATGTTTGCCTCTGTCGCTGACGAGATGACACTATACACTAAGGAAGAGTACGACGATTTTATGGAGTTTGCTAGGAGGATGAAGGAAAAGTATAATTTGAAAATGTACAATCATGACTTTTCTTATGAATATCAGATTCTGAGGTTCATGTACACACAAAGTAGGTTGCACAGAAGTTACCATTTGCGTGACAAACCTCATTTGGAGGAAGTCATAGCTGCGTGTCAAGCACCTAAACATTGGGTGACATTCTTGCGTCATGGAAAGGTTGAATTAGACTCGGAAAGCGAGTGTACGTTCCAGTCGGATAACGACATTGTCGAAGGACCGAATCCAAAGCCTAAGCGTAAGAAACAAAGAGACAAAAAGAAGAAGACGAAACGGAAAATGAGTACCTACACTTGGAAGACTTTCAAGCAAAAAGCTGTAAGGAATTTACAAGAAGCACAAATGGCATGGCAAGAAATGTATGCTGGATGCTTCTTTTTCTATAATTTTTCCTTCCTCATTTGGATGGACACTTTTTGGAACAGGTTTATTGGAAACAAGTTCATGTATATTTGGTCTTTGTTCCATTTCCGATGGTACACCAGATGGTTCAAAAAGGAGCACTGGATAGTAAAAGCACTCAATGACCCTG